ACCAGCGGCCTGACCCTCGGCGATGAGGTGCTGTTTATCGCCGGTCGCACGATAAACGAGTCGATCGGCGCGGAGGCTGTAAGCTACTTGCCAGGCGGCACGGGCGCCGTTGCAACGACTGCGCAAGCGAAGCTGCGCGAGTCTGTGAGCGTCAAAGACTTTGGTGCTGTGGGGGATGGGATCACGGATGACACAGCGGCTATTCAGAACGCGATCAATACAAGCGGTTTCGTGTTTTTGCCCTCTGGTAATTATCGAGTTACCAGCACGATCACGTTGAACTCCGGAACTCACCTTGTGGGAACTGGACGGTCAAACACAACCATTACCTCTGAAATTGTTGGCGCTTCGTTATTCCAAACTGTCGCTTCTTCCGCTGCGTTCATCTATGTTGGCGACATGAAGCTGGTCGGTAACGGACTGACCGGAGCAAGCGGCAACGGTCATGCCATCAACTTCATAGACCCGGCCATCGGCTCAGGGACGTTTACGCCTCAGAACTCACTGCTGGAGCGCCTTTGGATCACCGGGTTTAAAGGGCTGGATGTTTGCACAAATTCTGGTTCTCCGACCATTTCATCGGCTGCAGTTGTCATGTACGACACACTGGCTATCACGTGCCGCAACTTGGTTGTGACTAACTGTGGGCATGGGTTCTATTTGCGAAAGACCCAGAATTGCCGAATTGAAGATTGTGTGGTTGACGGCGTTACCAAGTACGCACTGCTGTCTTACCAAAGCGACAACCTGATTTTGACTCGCTGCGATTTTATTGACGCTGGTGATGGCGTGACCGAGGCCGGGTACCCAAATACAAACTTTGGGTCAGGCATTGTTGTGTCGAATGAAGATTTCAACTTTGTTTTGCAAGACAGTAAGATCAAGAACAACCGAGCTGGCGGTCAAGCAATCCGCTTGATGTTCACTGAGGGTGCCGTCATCGACGCTAACTGGATTCGCGCCGATGCAATGACGGACGTACAGCACCGAGGGATTTACGCAGAGCGTTGTTCTGGCTTGCGTATTACCAACAACACGTTCGACCCATCCATAACAGCATTCAGCGCCACTCGTAAGTACGAACAAATTGAGCTTTACAACTCGCAAACCAACGAGACTTTCCAAGCCAGCATTGAGGGCAACGTCTTTGGTGACGTGTCGGGTATGGATATCGCCTACAACATCAAGGTGGGAGGCAACGCCAATACACGATCTTATCAGGTTACTATTCGAAACAACAAGTTTGGCTACCGATCTGCAAGGTCCAGTGCATGTGTGATTGCCGCCGATGTAGTTATTGCATCTTGCGCTGTGCGGTGTAGCGAAATCGTCGCCAACACGCATTATGCACCAGCCAACGTGACGAGAACTTTAGGCTATCAAGCCACCACGGTGACGCTGGCCGAAAATCGGATTGGCCCCAACGAATTCCGCGCAAACAGCGGCACAATCACTGCAGAGTATTCCGGCCTAACTGAGTCGCTATTAGAGGGGTCGGCAACCTACGACCCACCCTCACTGATTGACGCAGCGGGGGCGACCACAACCATAACAGTTACAGGCGCTGCCCTGGGAGATTTTGCCGAAGCTTCGTTTTCCCAAGGCTTGCAAGGAATAACCGTCACTGCGTGGGTGAGTGCTACCGACACTATTAGTGTTCGTTTTCAAAACGAAACGGGAGGGACGATTGATTTATTAAGTGGTACGCTTCGTGCGCGAGTTAGGAAGCTGTGATGTCTGCCTACGCTGGTCTCCGCAGATAGTGCAACTGCTTCTGCGGGTTCTGCCACCACAGCCTAACCCCAACCCTCACCAAACATTGATGGCTTAAGGAAAGCTTGAGCCACATTCTCAATAAGTAGTAAACGCACCCTCTCATTGTGCTTAACTACATTGTAAAGACATAACATGGAACTCGAACACCGTATCATTAAGCTGGAACTGAAGGTGGATGATCACGCAGAGGAGCTGAAGAAACTTCAAGACATCTCCTTAGATCTCCGCAATTCTCTTGCAGGCATTGAAAGGACTCTTGCCCAGATCAAGTACTTGGCCATGGGCGCTGTGGCTGTCGTCGTAGCTCAGTCGATCGGTATCGACAAAGCAGTTAAACTATTTCTATAACCATGAATAAAGCTGACGAGAAGGCTCTAGGTAGTCTTCACGGTAAGCTGGCAGAGGTACTGAAAGATGCTCTGTCCCAGGACTTCACTGATCCTGAGACAGGCATCAATCTGCCCCCCGCAGCTATCCTCAATGTTGCCCGACAGTTTCTGAAGGACAACAAGATTGAGGCTGTAGCCGCTCAGGGTTCCCCTCTGGCTGACCTTGCCGATCTCCCCATCTTCGACGAGGACAACATCGTCCCCATCCGTAAATCATCATGACTTATACAATCTATGGTCGGTCTGGTTGCCAGCCCTGCCAGCAAGCTAAAGCTCTCTTGGAATCCACGGGAGAAGAGTTCAAGTATATGGATGTCCTGGTCCTCCCCAAGGAAGAGCTTGGTGAGTTCCTCAGTAAGGGATTCAAGACAGTCCCCCAGATCTTCTGGGAGGACACCCACATCGGCGGACTAGAAGCTCTAAAAGCGCACACCCGTTAAAACGGCTCACAAGGCGTTCTCTCGGTTTACCTAGGCCAACCCCTAGGGAGGCCCTGAGAACGCCTCCTAGGTACCTTAAATCGCGTTTAAATGGCTACACAACATCCTGTACTCCAAGACTTCCGCAAGTTTACCTACGTTGTCTGGAAACACCTGAACCTTCCTGAACCTACTCCGGTTCAATACGACATTGCCCAGTACCTACAGAGCGGACCCAGGCGGTCTGTCATCGAAGCCTTTCGAGGGGTTGGCAAATCCTGGCTCACCAGTGCCTTCGTGTGCTGGCTGCTGCTCAACAATCCACAGCTCAAGATCCTTGTGGTGTCTGCCTCCAAGGAACGAGCAGATGCTTTCTCTACATTCGTCAAGAGGTTGATCAACGAGATCCCCATGCTGCAACACCTGAAGCCTCAGGATGGTCAGCGGGACTCCGTCATTTCGTTTGATGTTGGACCTGCCCAGCCTGACCACTCACCTTCGGTCAAGTCTGTGGGGATCACCGGACAGATCACGGGTTCTCGTGCCGATATCCTCATCGCGGACGACGTAGAGGTACCCAACAACTCAGCCACCCAGATGATGCGGGACAAGCTCTCGGAGTCCGTCAAGGAGTTCGACGCTATCCTGAAACCTGGTGGACGGATCATCTATCTCGGTACCCCGCAGACAGAGATGTCTCTCTACAACCAGCTCCCTGAGCGGGGCTATGAGATTCGCATCTGGCCCTCTCTGTATCCAGAGCTGAATAAGCTGGAGTCCTACAAAGGCAGACTGGCCCCCTCGATCACTAAGGGACTGGAAGAGAACCGGGAGCTTGTCGGGAAGCCCACAGACAGCCGAAGGTTTGACGAGGCTGATCTTCTTGAACGAAGAGCCTCCTACGGTCGTGCAGGCTTTGCCCTGCAGTTCATGCTCGACACCTCTCTGAGTGACGGCGACAGGTATCCTCTGAAGGTTGCTGACCTCATCATCCAGAACCTGAACCCAACCATGGCCCATCTGAAGGTGGCCTGGGCTGCAGCACCTGAGCTGTGCATCAATGACATCCCCAATGTGGCTCTCACAGGGGACAGGTTCTACCGACCCATGTGGCACTCCGACGATATGTCTGAGTACACCGGGGCTGTCATGTCCATCGATCCCTCAGGGAGGGGCAAGGATGAGACAGGCTATGCCGTGGTCAAGGCTCTGGCTGGTAATCTTTTTCTCACAGAGGCTGGAGGGATCACCGGAGGCTATGAGCTGGAGACTCTGGAAACTCTGGCCTATGCGGCCAAAAGGAACCAGGTCAAGTACATCATTATCGAGGCTAACTTTGGTGATGGCATGTTCACCCAGCTCATCAAGCCTGTCCTGGCGAGGATCTACCCCTGTACCGTAGAGGAGGTAAAACACTCCACCCAGAAGGAAGCTCGTATCATCGACACCCTGGAACCTGTCATGAGTACCCACAGACTAATCGTGGATGCCAAGGTAATCCAGAAGGACTTTGAGACAGCTAAGGACCTCAAGAAGTCCCTGTTCTACCAGATGACTAGGTTGACCAGAGATCGAGGAGCCTTGACCCATGACGATAGACTGGATGCCCTGGCTATTGCTGTAGCCTACTGGACTGAGTCTATGGCTAGAGACAACAACAAGGCAGCCAAGGAGATCAAGAACCAGCACCTAGACAAGGAACTGAAGAAGTTCATGTCGAACATCCTAGGGTCTAAACCTAAGCCTAACACCTGGATGTGATCCCCCAAGGGATGGTTGCCCAATCGGATAGAAATATCCGGGGGATGATCCTAGGCTGAGCACAGGCCACTTAGGGTTCCGGCTTTGGCCGGTCTGGTTCCCTATGGTGCTCGGCATGTAGATCGTTGTTCATGCTGGCTCATAGGCTTCCATCCACCTAACCTACCTAAAGATATCTTGGGGGGTAAGGGGGGGACTCTGGAAGCCCATGGGCTAGCATATAGTTTATTCATCTTAGAGTTAACTATAGGTCATCTATAGAATGTCTATAGGTGTCCTCTCTAGGGATGATACCAATAATGATAACAAGCTAGGATCAACTCAGAGACATCTTAAGGGTGTCACGTAGGGTAGCCTAGGGTGAGACCTTAAGGCAGCTCATAGAGGGATCTAGGGGTGTTCTTGATGGGACTCTAGGTGTGACCTGAGGTGTGACTCTAGGGGTCCAAAAGTTTTACTAAAAAAATCTCTGAGGGCAACTCGACCAAAACGCTTGGCGATTTCCCCCCATGCCCCCTTGGTTTTCTCCTCGATTAGCCAAAGAAAATGCTCTAGCTACATAATCTAGTTGCTAGGTGAATCCTCAGTTGTTTTCAAGTTATCCACAGGTTATTCACAGGTTATTCACAGGCTTGTTAGAGTTATCCACAGGCTTGTTAGAGTTATCCACAGGTGCATGAGCATGAGTTTATGCATCGGTGGCTTTTCGTTTCACATTATGAAATGACACTCTTACATTGTGAAACCTCAAGTCATCCTCAAGTCATCCTCAAGTCATCCTCAAGTCATCCTCAAGTCATCCTCTAGTCATCCTAAAGGTCACACCTCTAGCCAATCCTTTAGACTCACCTTTAGACTCACCTTTAGTATTCACCTAGTCATCCCTTAGGGTTTCCCCTAGTTACATCGGTGCGTTTTCAACGTACACTGCGCACCATGCCAAGCAATAGTGCACGGCAGCAACTAAAGGACTACACCATGTACCGCATTACTGACTCCTACGGCACCAACAAAACAGCCTGGACCCGTAAAGAGGCCTTTGCATGGCTTGCGGTGTGTAGTCCAGAAGCGAAGATCACGAATAGAATTACTGGTCGTGTGATCGCTGCTCGTAAATTTTCCCGTGTCTACTAACCTAAGGAACATCATGAAGAACCCTAACGAATTCTGGTCGGAAGTAGCCTTTGCATTGATCTTGGGTAGCCTCGGGGGTTACGTTCTAGCTCTCTACTTCTGAGGTGCATCATGTCTACAGAAAGACAAAAAGCATTCATCCTGGCAATTCTTGATGTATGGCTCCCACTGTTGACGCGTGGTGAGATTACACCTGAAGAATTTCGAGCATTCATTGAAGCTTCACTCACATTCTGAGGTGCATCATGCCCCAAACGATTCTCTCTTACATGGTGTGCCTCATTAATTACCACGATGTACCCTTCAAGGATGCTGCGGTACGTACTGCGTTACACTTCAAGGTCCCTCAGGTTTACGTAGAGACCCTATTCTCTAGAGGGGTGTGAATTCCCTCTTGACGTAACACTTGCCAAGTGACAATAATTGCCTCCTCTCAATCATTCATAGGACTACACACCATGAAAAACCAAGCCCACACCTACACCACCATGTCCGGCAAACTCACGCGTAAGCCCATAGGTTTCGTGGTGTATGAGGGACCCTCAGAACTGGATGGTTCTCCCATAGTCGTGATTGTGAATCGTATCTTCACAGCATCCGACAATGCGAAGACTGGGGATATCGTCCAAACTTTCATTATCCGGTCCGATGTCTCTCCCCTGGATGCCCTTAAGTCTGGTGAAGATGTCTCAGTGTGTGGTGATTGTGAGCATAGGCCTATCCTGGTGAAGGGGGGCAACGGTAAAGCCCCATGCTATGTGAATGTGGGGAGGTCCGTGATGTCAGTCTTTGGGGCTTATCAACGTGGGTCTTATGTCAAGGCAACACCTGAAGAGGTCGCTCAGTACCTCGCGGACCGTGTCCTTCGCTTAGGGACCTATGGGGACCCTTTCGCAGCACCTATCACAGTCTGGTTGCCTATGGTCCAAGCTGCGGCGCGTCGTGTGGGTTACTCGCATCAATGGCAAAACCCTAAGTTTGACGCTGAGGCATGGGGTCCGCTTGTAATGGCATCGGCTGACACTCTTGAACAGCGTAACAAGGCTAAAGAAAGGGGTCTTCGTACGTTTCGTGTGGGCTTTGGTGATGAGCTTCTGAAAGTGATGGGTGAGGCTGTATGTCCAGCATCTGCCGAAGCAGGAAAGAAGACCACATGTGCCGATTGTCGCTTGTGTGGTGGTACGTCCATCAAAGCGAAGGATATCGTTATCCGTGACCACGCTGTGGGCTTTAAGGGACGCACCGTGTTCAATATCGCTGTGGTATAATACGTACCGATTGCCAATCGTTGCCCATTGGAATCAGTGGGCAACAGTGGGCATTCTGTAGGCCATGCCCTGGCCACTCATAGTACTACCCACCATGAATTCACCTATCGACTATAAAGGTTTCGCTATCTACACCCATGAAACAAATAAAGACGTGTATGTCCGCGACTCTCTGGCATGTAGTCATATAAGGTATTTTCGATCTTTACATGCTGCGAAGTGTTTCATTAGCCGTTATATGGTCCCTGCCTATGCAGCGGGGAGCTATCGCGTTATCTAAGGGCCAAACAATAGGACTACTCATTATGAATGACCGCTTTTTTATTCGAGACTGTAACGGCACTATCATTGGGAACACGAAGGGATACCGCACGATAAAGGGGGCAATACGTGAGCAAAATAGGCCCGGGTCTAAGGCCTTTAAATCAATCTGGGAGGCTTACGATGCACGTCCCAAAGGGTCTAAGACATTCAATTTAGTGTCATCTGTTAGAGGGGCCTAAGAATGAAACCCACATACTACGGCACAGAGGTGCGTATTGAAATTCGAGGGATGGGCCTTGACGGTACCCGGGTAGTCCAAAGGTTTGACCCAGAGACAACCACATGGACCGATGACGCAGTGTTCTATGAAGCTTCAGATTCATGCAGTACTGAGTCTAAGCGGTACGCCATGAGCCTAGCAAAACGAGGCTAAGAGTGGGGGTCTTTGTGATAGGCCATAAAACCGTGGCCGTCACAAAGATGACCCGCTCTCTTGCATTGGGCGCTCCCACATATTTCCAAACCGTGGCCGTCACAAAGATAACTGGGCATTTCTAAGGGTAATCCCTAGTGGACCTTTAGAAATTCTCATTTAAACTTCGCTACATGTGCTGACCAGAGCACGTTAATAGGCTGGGTGTAGGGGCGAACGCCTTCGGGACAATCCTACAGTCTCTAAAAATATGCCTTTGCATTGGGCGAGGGCATATCATTGGAGATTATCGTGAACTATCCATATTCTTCCGGTTGGCCTACATGGCCCTTTACTCGTTTGTCTCCAAAAGAGATGGCCGCACTACTCAAGAAACTTGAGGAAGACAGGGTTAATCAGTCCCTGGCCGACGCAGAGGAGGCGCTGCTGTGAGCCTAGAGCACCTCATAGTCGGCCTCACAGGCATCGGATACCTCATCGTGGGTGTCTTGCAGTGGTCTAAAGGTGATCTGTCGAATGGCATGGTCTGGTCTGGATACGCATTTGCCCAAATTGGGCTATGGATGAATCTCAAATGAAAACTGCTCTCTTCATCGAAGATACCCCTGATGGGCTCAAAACGAAGCTCATCTGGCAGTCTTCAGGTCACATGGATAATGTTGCTGACTCTATTGCAATGAATGTGATGGCAAACCTTACCCTGTTCATCAGGAACATGGAGGAAAGGAAGCTTCTCAGAATTCTCCCAGAGAACCACAAGGAGCTTCCTGGGGCTACTGCCTCCTAAGCTGGAGTTTCACAAACAGTGACAGACCCTTTCCAGTGGACAACCAATTGAGAACAGGAGGAGAACGCAATGGTTGCACAATTGGATAGACTGAAGAGAGACCTCTAAGAGTAGACTCTAGAATACCTTTTTAAGGTTTATTCTAAGTTACATTATCTATAGTTACCACTACAACAGGAACCACTTGACATGTTTATGAACGCTCCAGAAGAGGACTTAATGTCCATCCAGATTTCCTTGGAAGAAGGGATGACCCAGCGAGGTGCCGAGAGGTACATGCGGGATGCCTACAAGTCTGTCCAGACGGGTCGTGAGGAGTCCACAGCATACGGGACCACCATCCTGTCCCACCGCCTGGAGGTCCTCGCAAAGGCTATCGAGGAGTGGAAGGAGTCAATGTCCAAGGGTGCCGCTGGGGTACGCTCTGCGACTTACCCAAAGATCAAGGATGTCCCAAACACCCTGTTGGCGTTCCTGTCCCTCAAGGCTGTCCTGTCGGGCATCTCAAGCCTGAGGACCCTTCAGTTCGTTGGGGTCTCCATCGGCACAGCCATCGAGGATGAGCTGCGATTCGCTCAGATCCGGGAGAATGAGCGCAAGGCCTACGAGAAGATCCTGGTGGGGGCCAAGAAGCGCACCTCAGGGCACTACCGCCACATCTACGCCGTGCGCCAGGCGGACCGCCTTGAGGATGGCTGGAAGCGTTGGGCTAGGACAGACCGGCTGCACGTCGGGGTGAAGATGCTGGACATCCTGATCGCCACCGTGGGGCTGGTCGAGCTGACCCACCAGAAAGTCGATAAGGACCAGTCGATCAAGTACGTGAAGGCCCTGCCTGAGACCATCGAGTGGATCGAGAAAAAGAACGGGGTCGTGCAGTTCCTGCGGCCCGTCTACGAACCCATGGTGGTGCAGCCCAAGGATTGGACCACGCCCTTCAACGGGGGCTACATCTCCTCCAACATCAAACCCCTGAAGCTCGTCAAGACCAAGAACAAGGCCTACCTGGACGAGCTGAAGAACACCGACATGCCCATCGTCTACGATGCGGTGAACGCCCTTCAGCGGACAGCATGGCAGATCAATTCGGGGGTGCTGGAGGTCATGGAGCAGCTCTGGGAGGGAGGCTCTGAGATCGCCGGGATTCCTGCCCGTGATGGCATCCAGGTGCCTCCTGTCCCCCATGACATCGACACCAACGAGGAGGCCAAGAAGGAGTGGCGCATTGAGGCAGCCAAGACCCACCTCCAGAACCTCTCACTGTTGGGCCAGCGGATCGGCTTCAACATGGCTCTGGGGCTGGCCCGTCGATACGAGAAGTTTCGCAAGCTGTTTTTCCCTTACCAGCTCGACTTCCGGGGTCGCATCTACGCGGTGCCCCACCTGAATCCTCAGGGAAGCGACTATCAGAAGGCCCTCCTGAGGTTTGCTCATGGCAAGCCCCTGGGTTCCGAGGGGTGGAAGTGGTTGGCTATCCATGGCGCCAACGTGGCAGGCTTCGACAAGGCCAGCTTTGAAGACCGTGTCAACTGGGTTCAGGACAACGAAGATGAAATACTTAGTATTGCGAGAGATCCATTTAACTCCAGAGGGTGGTGTTCAACAATCGGAGATGTTGAGATCGACAAACCCTGGCAGTTCCTTGCGTTTTGCTTCGAGTGGGCGGGTTTCACTGAGCATGGTGAGTCGTTCGTATCGAAATTGCCCGTGGCTATGGACGGTTCATGCTCTGGCATCCAGCACTTTTCGGCCATGCTCAGAGATGAAGTGGGAGGAGCCGCAGTCAACCTTGTGCCCCGAGAACTTCCCGCAGATGTCTACCAGCTAGTCGCCAACCAGGTCATCGAGCAGTCCAAGAGAGACATGGCAGAGGGAACTGAGGACGAGCTGAGGCACACCGATGAGGGAGTTGCCTACGTCAAGCAGGGCACCAAGACCATCGCGTCCCAGTGGAACGCCTTTGGGATCACCCGCAAGGTCACTAAGCGGTCCGTCATGACGCTGGCCTACGGTTCCAAGGAGTACGGTTTCAAGGAGCAGCTCATGGAGGACATCATCCGTCCCGCCAAGCAGTCCGGTAAGGAATTCCCCTTCCAGGGGGATGGCTACCAGGGTGCCCAGTACATGGCGAAGGCCATCTGGGTGGCGGTGAACCAGGTGCTCGTCAAGGCCGGTGAAGCCATGAAGTGGTTGCAACATGCGGCATCTCTGGCTGCCTCTGAGGAACTCCCTGTCCGCTGGACGACTCCTGTGGGATTCCCTGTGATGCAGGCCTACCCTGACCTGGAGAAGCGCAAGGTGAAGACCGCCATCAACGGCAAGCTGGTCTACCTGACGATGTACCAGGACAAGGACAATCTGGACCGCAGGGCTCAGTCTCAGGGGATCGCCCCCAACTATGTCCACTCCTGTGATGCAGCGCATATGATGCTGACCGTGGTGAGGGCCAAGCAGGCAGGCATCGATAGCTTTGCAATGATCCACGACTCTTTCGGGACCACGGCAGGGGATGTCGAGCAGCTCTACCATGTGGTGCGGGAGAGCTTTGTGGAGATGTACACCGAGGTGGAGGTGCTGGAGTCCTTCAAGGACGAGATCTGGCAGCAACTCGGTGAGAAGAACCGGGGGAAACTGGAAGCTCTCCCACAAAGAGGCACTCTGGGACTCTCTCAGGTGTTGGAATCGCGCTATTGCTTCGCTTAACACTTACCAAATGGAAACCATATCGCCTCGGCAACCCAACGCTGAGGCCTATGGTTGCACAATTGGAATACTCAAGCCCCTCTAAAGGAAACCTATGTTTCAGATCGTTATGCCTGACGGCACCTTCCGCATTGCCAACTGTGTAGCAGAGCGCAACCAGATCATTGCAGAAATGAAAGAAGCCTACGCAGGCTACTTCAACAACTAACCTATGGAACTCGTTAACAGGGCGCAAGCCAAAGAGCGGGGACAGTCCTCGTACTACACTGGTAAGCCCTGTAAACATGGGCACATCGCCAAACGGTGGACACTAGACGGGACATGCTCCGAATGTAAGGCCCTCAGAAATAAAGACTGGTGGGACAACAACAAAGAGCGTGGACGAGAGCTTGTCTACAAGTGGCGCAACGACAACCTTGAGAAGCATCGAGAGATGACAAACAAGGCCGTCAAAGACTGGAACCAAAAAAATCCAGGAAAGCGGAACAGCTACACAGCTAATCGGAGAGCGAAAATCATAGACGCTACTCCTGCTTGGGCTGACACTTCCGCTATAAAAGACCTGTATGCCCGAGCATCTGAACAAGGGATGCAGGTTGATCACATCGTCCCTCTTAATAACCCAAATGTATGTGGATTACACACTGAAGCAAACCTCCAGTTGCTAAGCCCACTAGAAAACCGCATTAAGAGTAATTCATTCAAGGAAGAATATGTCGAAGCCTAAGGCTCAACGTTACACAACTCCAGCAGGTATTGCACAGTATCCATATCTGACAAAGCCAGATACTAAATTCAACAGTGATGGCGAGTACAAGATCTCTGTAGAGATCCCCGGAGCAGCAGCTCAGGACATCGTCACCTTTTTGGATGAGCAGTTCGCAGTCTCTGTGGCCAAGGCCAAGAAGGAAAACCCAGGCAAGAAGATCAAGGAAGGCGACGTACCCTACTCAGTCAATGACGACACGGGTGCTGTCACTGTCCGCTTCAAGCTGAAGGCCAAGGTCACCCCCAAGATGGGCGACCCCTTCGAGCAGCGCCCAGCTCTCTTTGATGCCAAGGGTAAGCCCATTGGTGCCGATGCCAAGATTGGTGGCGGCTCCAAGGTCAAGGTGGCCTACGAGTTGGTCCCCTACTACACCGCCATCGCTGGTGCAGGCATCTCGCTACGACTGAAGGCTGTCCAGGTCATTAACCTGGTCGAGTTCTCTGGTGGCGCAAGTTCCGAGGCTTATGGCTTCGGCCAGGAAGAGGGTTACGAGGCGGAAGATACCCCCGCTGCACAGAATGGCTTTGCTGAAGAAACGTCCGACGAGGACTTCTAAGACGCCTCTCTCAGTACATCAAGTGGGCCTAAAGTACGGCTTTAGGTCCGGCTTAGAAGAAGCGATTGCAGAAGACCTCACCTCTTGCGGGGTGGGGTTTTCTTATGAAGAGTTGGTTATTCGCTACGTAAAACCAGCAAAGCAGTCGCGATATACGCCAGATTTTGTACTTGAGAACGGCATCATCGTTGAGTCTAAGGGCAGATACCTGACTGAGGACCGTCAGAAGATGATACTTATAAAGCAGCAATACCCGCAGCTTGATATACGCTTCGTCTTCTCAAATTCAAAAACCAAGATCAGTAAGCGCAGTAAGACCACCTATGGCAACTGGGCGGACAAGTATGGGTTTCCATATGCGGACAGGCTGATCCCCAACGATTGGAAAAATGAACCCGCAGACAAAGCAAGGATGCTTGCTCTGCAGCAAATGTCAAATAGCGAAGCCTCCGGAAGAGTTCTCGTCCCACAAGACTAGGCCTAGTGGAAAACAGGCGTACTGTAAGGATTGCATGTCCGTTTATCAGAAACATGCAGGGTACGATACCCGCAAAAAGTATGCAATAAAACACCGCTATAACATTTCCACCGAACAACTCGAAAATTTAGTCGAACGAAGCGGTGGTCGCTGCGAAATATGTAGCACCACGCTTGAGTTTAATACTCAAGAACGGAACAAGTTATTTATGATCGATCATTGCCATACTTCTGGTCAAGTGCGTGGTTTACTATGCCACCCCTGCAACGCCGCCATAGGATTGTTTAAGGATTCGATCCCCAACATTGAAAATGCCGCAAGGTATTTAAAGAAGAATGGTATACAAAGCTAATACAAAGAAGCGAGAGAAGACTGACTTCATTGCTATCCACTGCAGTGCGACCGCCAACCAGAACTTTGGTGCGGCAGACATCGACAAGTGGCACCGTAAGCAGGGATGGACCTGCATTGGCTATCACTATGTGATCCGCCGTGACGGCACTGTCGAGCAGGGTCGAGATGAAGCTGTGGTCGGTGCCCATGTGGCCGACTGGAACTCAGTGTCACTTGGCATCTGCATGGTCGGGGGCGTGAGTGCTGACGATCACACCAAGGCTCAGAACAACTTCACCAAGGCACAGTTCGAGTCATTGAAGAAGCTCCTGGTGGATCTGAAGACCCGATACCCCAACGCAAAGGTTCAGGGGCACCGAGATTTCCCGAAAGTAGCTAAGGCCTGCCCATCGTTTGATGTGGCTGAGTGGCTGAAGGTTGCACAATTGGATAACTAAACCATTTTCAACTTGGAGTTTTATGAAAGTACTGGTTGCTTGTGAATACAGCGGAGCAGTCCGCGATGCGTTTATTGCCAAAGGCCATGAAGCTCTGAGTTGCGACCTTCTCCCGACAGACAGTCCCGGCCCTCATTACCAAGGTGATGTCATGGACATC